CTCTAAATCTGTAAGAATGTGTTCGTCTAAAACGTGCAATTTGTTTTTTTCGACAAATGTAATGGGTAATTTAAATATGGTCGTTGGACTATGTTTATTTATATTAATTTTTTTTGATTCTTCTTTATTTTGATTGTCTTGATTGTCTTGATTGTTTTGATTCTCATTGTTCATTTAATTATTTTTATTATTATTCTTATTATATGAAAAATAGAATAATAATATTAAATTGATACGAATTAGGTGCCCCTACACCTACACACTAAGAAGAAACATTCAATGTTGCAGGCATTTCTGTAATGTTGGTCTGGTAATACGCCTCAAACTCTTTGATTTTCTTCAAATCCCAACGGGTTACAAAATTAATTGCAATTCCTTTGCGACCCCATCTTCCAGACCTACCGATTCTGTGCAAATACGTGTGCACATCTTTTGGCACGTCAAAATTAATGACAACACCGACATTTTGCACGTCAATTCCGCGCGCAGTGACATTGGACGAAATGAGGACGCGGTGTTTGCCACATTTGAAATCGCTAAATGCCGCATCGCGTTCATGTTTTTCCATTCCAGAGTGGATGCAGCACACCGGGAAGCTATCTTGCAACATTGCTTCATTCAAATCAACAACACGCTTAATACTGTTGCAATAAATGATGCTCTGAGTTACTGCAAGCATGTTGTAAATGTCTTTCAGAGTGCTGTATTTTTGAGAATCATCTTCAAGTGCAATCATGTGCTGCACAATTCCTTCAAGAGTAAGCTGCTCCGACTTTACGAGAATTTTCACAGGATTTCTAAGAAATTTTTCAGACAGGGTGTGCAACTCTTCTGGAAGCGTAGCGCTAAAAAGTCCAACCTGAACATTTGTATTGATAAAATTAAAAATATTATACACTTGTTCTTTGAATCCAATGGATAACATTTCATCCGCTTCGTCCAAAATTATCATATTGATGTCGGCTCCGCGAATGTGTTGCCGGCGCAACATGTCATGCACGCGTCCCGGACAACCCACAATGATGTGGGGAGTGTTGTTTTTCAACGCGTGCACATCTTGCTCCGTCGAAGTTCCACCCACCAACAGTTGAATTTTGAGCTGTTTCATGAATGTGCCCAAACTTGAAATAACGTCTTGAATTTGTTTAGCTAATTCTCTAGTCGGAACAAGAATGACCGCCTGTACTTTATTAATACTCGTGTCAACATTATGTAAAACGCCGACGCTGAAAGCCCCTGTTTTTCCTGTTCCGGATTGTGCCTGCGCAATCATATCTTTTTTCTCAAAAAGGGAGAGAATTGCTTTTTGTTGAATAATACTTGGCTTGTCAAAACCGTGCGCATATATTCCGCGCAATAATTCTGGATTAAAATCTTCCAAATCTTCCCATTTTGAAAATTCTTTGGGAGCAATTGTATTCGTTGTGTCATTAACATTTTGATTTATTGTGTTCGTGTTTGCATTCGTATTAGAAGTTGTCATAAGAAACCTGTCTTTATGTTAGATGAAGCAATCTGTTTAAGCTATTTTATAAACATTTAATTATTTTACTTGTACATCTATATTTATGTCGCGTCTGTCTCTCCAAAACAAATAAATAATCATGTTAAACTGATATAAACAACTATTTATATGAATAATAGGCAACGAAATAAATGACGACTGCGAAACAATACACACTTCAAGATTTCAATACAATTATTTGGGGCGGGTTTTCATCTGATTTGAAAGATTCGGGGGTAATAGAGTTGATATCATCATTGGCAGATAAGGTTGGCGCTCCTTCTTATATAAAAACTCCTGTATTTCCAAAAAGAGAAAAACAGGAAAAAATGGATAACACCAACAACAAGTTTGATAATAAACAGAATGTTTTACCAACAGCGGCGTCGTCGAGTGCTGGCAACAGCAACGGCAATAATCGACGTGGAAGAAATACCCCGTCTCAAATTACCGACGACGATTGGAATATGATTCGAAAATTTCAAAAGACAGAACTAAGAAAAGCGGAAGGAATTGAAAAGCGCATTGATACGATTCGTTCTTTGCTAAACAAACTTACGGAAACCACATATGATGTGGTAAAAAATGAAATATTCGACGAGGTGAAAGAAATTATTGATAATGCGGCGTCACCTGCCAGTGAAGGTGAAGAAGTTGATGCAACACATGCAACAGATTCAACAGACGCAACAAACGTTGTTGATGAAGAGAATATTACAAAAATTGCGAATTCCATATTTAATACCGCAAGTTCGAATATATTTTATTCGGCATTATATTCTAAAATATTCAAAGAACTCATGAATTATCACGAAGTGTTTAAATGTGTTTTTGAAAAAAGTTTTTCAGAGTTTGTTGGATTGTTCAAAAAAATAGATTATATTGATCCGAGCGTCGACTATAACAAGTTTTGCGAGAATACGAAAACAAACGACAAACGCAGAGCAATGAGCACATTTATCATAAATTTAATGGCGGAGGGTGTATTGCATCCGGATAAAGTTGTGGAAATTATTATGGAATTGCAAGAAATTGTTTCATCGTATATTAAACTTGCGAATAAAACAAATGAACTGGAAGAGTTGAATGAGAATATTTTTATTCTTGTTACAAATGGGAAGGATGTTTTGTCGAGCCACGAAGAGTGGGAGCGCATTGTTTCGAGAATTAAATTTTTATCTGTATTAAAGGTAAAAATGAAAGAGTATCCGAGTGTGAATAACAAGCTTATATTTAAGAATATGGATATTCTCGAAGAGTTGTAAAGGGGGGGAAGGGGGACATACGTCCCACAAGGCACTGCGTTTCGCCCCTCTGACCCCCTCCTATCCTTTTGCCCACCTTCCATACATCGAGGGGGTCAGAGGGGGACGCATGTCCCCCTTCCCCCTCAAATTAACGATTTAAACCGCATATTTTCAATAAATTTTTGTTTCTTCATAGACCCCGTTACAAATGACGAGATTGTATTGAATGTTGCAATTTTTTCGGTAACGATGTTACCATTTTCATCTGAATACATTATATTTTTCAATCCGACTGTTTGTAATTTTCTTATACAGTCGCCACATGGCGTGCTGTTTGCATAACAAATTTGTCCGTTTATTATAATACTTCTCACAACGCAAATTGAAAACTTATTTAATTTGCGTTTTATTTTGTTTGAATTTCGAGTTGCGTGAATTTTGATATAACTATTCAAGAATTTTGTCACGGTTCCCATTTCGGCGTGAATGCTGCAGCATATGTTTCGTCGGTATGACGTTCTAGTGTCAATGTTGTGACCTGCGCAAATTTTCTTGCCGCTTTTACATAAAATGGCGCCATGTTTGAACTGCTGAATCGATAGTCGACTTTCATCTGCAGCAAATCCAGCTAATCGTGCAACTTTGTTGGAATGATGTGGTTGTGGTTGTGTCTGTGCCATTTTTGTTCAGGATTTCTGTATGTATTTGAAGGGGTAACTTTATCTTATTGTATCTTTATTTATAGTATATTTTACTTGTATATCATTTTAATAATCAATTTTATTTTTATTAATGATTATTATAATGAATGAATGAAAGGTAATGAATTGTATTATTTTATTCAACATTTAAAATTTTCTTTCGAGTAGCCGATGACAGCACAAGCAATTCTTTTCCCTGCATTTCCGGTTTTCAAACTTTCAGCATTGTTACCGTGCCCGCAATCATCTTCATCTTCGTGAATAATAAGCCCTCTTCCAATAATGTTGGATTTCGACCCTCTCAGCTTTATAAAATTGTCATAGAATGTGTATTTTGCTTCTCCTTTACCGTTTGTTTGAATGTTTCCTAAATCACCGACGTGCCTGTTTTTCATACCAGGACAACCGTGAGTGTTTCCAAACGGATTGAAATGCGAACACATGCTGGTGCATTTATCGGTTAAATCCCCCGCTTCGTGAACATGAAACCCGTGTTTGCTTTTTGGCTTTAGTCCAGTAATATTCAGGTCGATTTTTATTCGACCGTTTGACGAATCTTCAGTAAAAGCAACCGTTCCTTTTATGGAGTCGGTAAACACGGCAATCGCATAAATAGGTTTTGAGTTCATGTTGTTGTGATATATTGTATAAAAATAGTATATAATCAGCAAAGAAACGACAACAATGCTAAAAAATAAAAAGTAATTTTTTGCAAATGTCATAATAATAATAAAGTAATATAAATATAAATATAATTTAATACAATAATTTAATACATTATACCATTATAACAAATAAAAATTCAAATCTCGATGACAACAACAACCATTTCAAACATAGGAGGATATTACATAAATTTAAAGGCTCGCATTGACAGAAAGGTGCATGTGGAACACCAGCTCGACCTCATCGGCATTCGTGATAATGTAGAACGCTTCAATGCAATACATAATGTAAATGGCAGAATCGGTTGCAGTTTGAGCCATTTGAAATGCATTCAAATGGCAAAAGAACAAAATAAGGAATGCGTTTTGATACTGGAGGATGACGTGTCATTCTTACTCCCGGATGATTTTGTTGAAAACGTGAATAAATTCTTGTCAAATCCGAAAAATGAATGGGACGTTCTTTTGCTTGCGGGAAATAACCTGCCCCCCTTTACCACCAATGATGAAGTGAGCATTCGAGTTAGTCACTGTCAAACGACAACCGCGTACATTGTTAAGAAACATTATTATGATACTTTGATTTCCAACATTAAAGATGGAGTTGAAAAACTTATGAAAAATCCGGAACATCATTATTTTTTTGCAATTGATAAATACTGGATAAATCTTCAAAAAAAGCACAGGTGGATGCTTTTAATTCCTTTAATCGTTATTCAAAGACCTGATTATAGTGATATTGAAAAAAGATATACCGATTACCAGCGTTTAATGACGAGTGTTGATAAAAGCGATGTGCGTGCGCGTTAATTAAAATGAAACAGTCGTCAATCAAATCCAATAATTGTCATTCTCATTGTTTTGAGTAGCACGCGATTTGTTGCCGCTTTTTTATAGTCTCTCACCACTTTTTTTTCCGTTTCTACAATTTGCGCCAACAAGTCTGATTTTTTATAACATAATTTTATAAAGTTTACAAACTCAGATTGTGTCACCTTGACTTTAAAAATGTTCAGTCCTCCGCCATTGTGGGTTGCACACCATGTTAAAAAATCGCGATAATTGTTCAATAATATGGATGTCAAAACGTAGTATGCAAACACATTTGTGTTCTCTCTGTAAAATGATGTTACAATTTGCTTAGAACTTTCCGAACCATCGGTTAGCACTGCGTAATTGATTCCCATGTAATCTAATATTTTTATGCACTGGTAAAGAGAGAATACGCATTCTAAATGTAAATAAAATTCGATATTTTTTTTGAACTTACTTAGAGTTCGAGACTCAAGAGACGGAGGTGATTTAAAATATGTTTGAAAAACGACGTTCATAATGCGCGCCCAAATTTCAGAATATGTTTCTGAAAGTTCAATGTTCACATCATCTGGCAGAGTGAATAGGGTTTTTAAATATTCATCATCATTTGCGTGAGAGTCACTATCAAAATCCGCCCCGAATGCGTGCATCGTTTCGTGCATAAGCACTTTGAACCATTCTTCTTGTCTGTAGATAACAATTTCATTTTGTTTATCGCACCGGAATGTGTATCCCGTATTTGCATTTTCAGGACCAATTGAGTCTCCTTTAGCTGCGGGAATTTTTTTTTCAAACGGAGTAAGATAAATATAAATGTTCAACGTTTCGATGCATTTTGATTTGTCGGAAATCATGGAAAGCCACATGTAGACTCGATGCGCTAAAACTTTATAATGTGAAATTAAATCAACAATATTCGGATTATTTTTAAATATAACAAAGTGTAATCGAATAAGTCGTGTCTTAATTTGACATTCAAAAGTTAAAATTTTTTTTGCTTCATTTGTTATGTATTGTGATATTTCTGGTGTAATGTATGTACTCGAAAACGATTTTGGTCGCGGAATTTGTGAAGTAATGTCAACTGCAATTTCTTGACACTCAAAACAGCCAGAATTTTTTTGTGTATTAACATATAATTTTGCAGCATTCATTTTGTCATATAGCATTGAATACACTTCTATCAGTTTGCGTCTGTCTTTATTATTTTCCTTTCCCTCTCCCTTTCCTTCTTTATTTTCACTATTCACTCCTGTTATTTTTTTCGGCGATGTTTGTTTTGGCATCAATATTGTATTTGCATCATTTGTGAAAAGAGATTGTACAACTTTTTGCACAAGAAATAAATCCAAATTCATATGTTTGTATATTTGTAAAATAGCTATTATTATTAGTTATTATTAGTTATTATTAGTTATTATTATATTTTATATTATTTATATTCATATATTTATTAATATTTATTATATATTGGTTATATAATAAATATTGAGTTATTTTAAACGTATTAACATAAATAATAAAAATTAAAAATACATAAATGAAGATAAATTATTTAGGCGTGGTACTAGTAATATTCATGATATTTTTTGGACTTAAAATGTATAAGGATTCCGATTCGTTTAATTTGAGGTGCATTATTTCAAAAGTGGATGGGAACACATATTGTGTGAGAGAACGGAGTAAATTAGAGTTGGCTGTAGATTTGTTAGCGGAAGCAACCAAGAACATGAAAAAACTTGTAAAGTATATGGAACAAAAACACTCATCTAATCCCTCCGTAAAACGTTTGGTTGAGAATTTCAACCCTGATAAAATTAGCGAAACCCTTCCAACGAGCGAACACACTGCATATAGCGAAAACAAGGGCGAAAAGATGGCCTTTTGTTTGAATGAAGATAAACAAGGGACCAGGCTAATCGATTTAAGCACGCTTACATTTGTGGCCATTCACGAGCTTGCACACCTTATGACTGAAAGCATCGGTCACAAGGAAGAGTTCTGGGATAATTTTAAATTCTTATTAAAGAATGCAAAAGAATCGGGAATATATGAACCCGTTGACTATTCGAAATCGCCGGTGCAATATTGCGGAACGCGCATTGATGAAAATCCATATTATAAATAAACAAACAATTAAATGAAGAAATAAATAATTTAAATAATGATTTTCAAATCAACAGTTGTTTTCAAAATATTGTTTTATAATTTCAAAATTATTGTTATCTGTATCATAATTTGGGTCACCGCTTTTCCAAAACCACTTGTGAAATATCAATTCATACGGAATTAAACAGTTGGAGTAAAAACTGTTTTTCCTTGAAGGATGCAAATTATTATTCAGATTCCAATTTTTTTGATCAGTCCAGTCTATTCCTTGATACTTGCTTATCATGCAGTCAATGCTGTATCCATTTTTTAAAATACAATTACTTAGTCCATATTCTCCATGCACAATTGCAGAATATTTATCTTGATGAATTTGAAAAATCGTATTTTCTTTGAATAAAATGCTTAACCCTTTTACATCTGTTGCGAAAAAAAAACCTTCAACTTTGGGGCCATAACCGCCTGCATCTGTGTGAGGCAAACAGCATATTGTTGTTCCCACCAATTTTACTTTATCATTAATTTTACGAATAAAATATGTTGACCAATGAGTGTCATCCCTAAGGTAATTAGGAATTATCGGACCACACACGCCACTATTCATGAAAAAAAAATAATCATATTTCTTATTGTGTTCTTTAATATAATTCAATGCGACAAAGTGAGCACCAAAATCGAAACCTGTATTTTCTCTCTTTATTACATGGAAATTATCAATTGTGGGCAAAGAGACTGGACAGTCATAACCATTGATTACTAAAATGTAATCAACATCAGGTCGATAACGTAGTTCTTTTTTTATAAAAAAATCTAAGTTATAATTAGAACTTGGAGAATTATGATAAGCATAAATAATAACTTTCTTCATTGTTTAATCTGATATTTTGTTTATAATATTTATCAATTAATACTTTTTAAATTCATTTCAAGAGTATTATATTTATGATTTGCATCATTATCTTTATGACTATTGTGAATGCATGTTAAATAATGACATCTCTCTTCACTATTATGTTCTTCTGTTTCAACACAATAATCTGCAGCGGAAAAATGAATAAATGTGTCACATTCGTAATCGCCGCAAACATATGTAATATACACTCGATTCAACTTGTTATAATAAGTATTCAAAAATTCATCATACATTCGACTTCCGCCGATGACCCATAGTTCGTCATATTTTAAAGGTTTGCATTCGCAAAATGACACTGCATCATTTATTGAAGAAAATACGTGCGGATTTCCAACTAAAGACGATGATGATGATGAGCTAGAAATAACGATATTTGTTCTATTTTTTAAAGGACGGCGAGATTCTGGAATGCTCAACCATGTATTTTTTCCCATGATTACAGCGTTGTTTCCTGAACCGATTGTTCGTTTTGAAAAAAGCCGCATGTCTTCTTTCAAATGAGACCACGGGAGGTTATTTTTAAATCCAATTCCATAATTTTTAGAAAATGCAACTGCAACATTTATTTTCATTTTTTTATTAAATATATATGATTTTTGATTTTGTATATTTTATATCTAATTTATGATTAAATAATATTTAATATATATATCTATATTAACTATTATTAATAAATAAACATGAATTTTACCAATCCAATTGAAGAAATATATAAATGCAGCATATTAAAAGAGGGCGATAATGGCGGAGTTCCGAAATGTTTGTATGTTTTTTATGGTTCTGTAAAAGGTCTTGATTCGCCGCCAACGTCTAAACAATTGACACATTTATACCAAGAGTATATTGATAATGGTTCGAATTCGGAAGTATTTGAAAATGTTTTTAGCAAAATGGAATTAAAAAATATATCGAGATATAAAATAAAAATTCGTTTTGTAAATTTCAAGATATATTCGGATGACACGATTGATGTTGTAAAACGAAAAATTATGTTGGCAATAAAAGAAGATGGAGACGAGTCGGATTCGGCATACACGTTTGATGAATTGTATTTATTTTCAAAAACTCCGGTACTATTCGATTCAAATGATGTTTATCAAGAATTGTCGGATGCGGGAAATGGTAACACGGGCGACGAACAGCAGGTTGTTTTGAAATCGTCGAATTTAAAAGATTACTTGATGGGTTACAGTTCTTCTACATCAGTTGGAGGAGAGACAATTAATGTAAAAGACGTATTTACCACTCTTAAAAAATTGAATGCGCAAAAATTATTCAAAGATGTTCCGATTGGACAAAGCATACCTTTGAGCGCATACGTAAATCCTTTTTTTATTGAAACGGTTTCAGTTGATCCTCTTGCGGTTAATACAAAAAAACAGAATAAACCAAATGTAAATGCAATGAGCGGTTCCGCCAAACTTTTATTAGAGACGAAAAATATAATTCATAATACGCTTTTTGCATGTTTCGCGAGAGATGTTTTGAAAATAAAAAAAAGAAAAATAGCCGATGGTGGTGGTGATGATGACGGCATCGTACTCAAAACGTATTACCCTCATTTATATTTAAAAGGAATAAAAAATGCGCGTGAATTGGAAGATGCCGCCATTCAGTTGAGAGATGAAACACAAAAACGAATTACATCTCCAGAATTTGAATTAAATATGAAACAAATCAACTTGTTTTACGACATTTTTGAAGAATCGAAAAAACCCAAATTAAAAATGGAAGATTCTGGAATTACATCCATCGACATTGAATTATTGCCAGACCAAAAATTTAATTTTCCTTTGGAGCTTTTATTTAAATTGTTTCATGCGACAAAACAATGCCAGTTGATTAAATATAATCCACCGCATCAAGATTCTATTTTCAGAATGTATACACAAGATTCAACAAAGGACGGAAAAAAAATACCATACCTGTTTATTCAATATCAGTCTGAAACAAATAAAGTATTTGACATTCAACAAATATCAAAAAAAATGACTGTATTTGCTAATTCGATGAATGCAAATAAAAAAAAGAAATTTAGGATTTCAACAACACGTGTTAGTTTATACATTATATATGATAAACCAAAAATGCAACACGGCGTGAAACGTCAGGAACAAATTCCATTTATTTGCGAATTTGACGAAGCAGGCCACATATACATTCATTCCAATTTCAAACATACATACACAGAAGATGCAATTGATGAAATGATACGTTCAGCTGTATCTCCACATTTGAAAGTAATTGTTGATTTTTTGAATCAAAATGGATACAGAATGCGTGATTTTTATTCCATTTATGACGATAATGTTGTCATACAAAATATAGAATATTTGTCTATTTCAAAACTTAATAATACAGAGCCGATTGTTTGGAGTAACTACTATGGGTGTATTTCAAGCGTTATGAAAGTAATTGAAAATAATTGGATTTCTGAAGAAAAGGGTGTTTCTATGCAGTACATTCGTGTTCCCAATTTTGATGAAAGCGTGCTTCGAGTTGCGTACATTGAAATGCTCTATAATTCCGGGTTTCGAATAAAAAAAGATGTAATTGCGTTAATGACAAAAAATTTGCTGGTTTCAAAACAAGTGGCGGAACAAAGTTATGGTGAATTCAAAACAAGTTTTGATGGAAAGTATGCAAAATTAATTCAACAAAAAAAAATGCCTAAAAAAATATATGCTCGTAAAATGCCAGGTTTTAAAACACACATGATAAAAAGTCTGGGGGATACAAAAAATACGATTACAATTAAAATAACCGGAATAAATAATATTTACATTTTAAATCCCATTCGAATATACATTGACTCATTACTTCACATTTTTGGAAATGATGAAAAGTATATTCCAGTGCGCCTAGTCAAACAGTTGTGCGACATTACGCGTGTTGGTAGTCCTGTTGCCGCTCCTCTTGCTTCTGTTGTTCCTCTTGTTGCTGTTGCCGACAAGGAAGTAATAAAAGAAGAAGATGAAGAAGAAGAAGAAGAAGAAGAAGACGATGTAGACGATGAAGAAGAAGAAGAAGAAGAAGAAGAAGATGAACTAAGCGAAGCGGATGAAGAAGAAGAAGAAGAAGAAGAAGAAGAAGAAGAAGAAGAAGAAGAAGAAGAAGAAGAAGTGTCACCACCACCAGAAAAAAAGAAGGAAGAAACGCCTACATTGGAAAAAGAAGAAGATGAAGATGAAGAAGAAGAAGAAGAAGATGAAGAAGAAGAAGATGAAGATGAAGAAGAAGAAGAAGAAGATGAAGAAGAAGATGAAGAAGAAGAAGATGAAGATGTGGGAGATTTTGATTTATTGGGTGGAGATGACGGGAACAACGAAGAAGTAGAGACAATAGGCGGCGCATTCGAATCCAACCCGGTATATAAACGTCTCAAGAAGATGGAACCGTTTCTTTTTGGAAATACGCCTGGATACGCAACCAACTGCGGCTGGAGCGCACGTCGCCAACCAATTATTTTAACAAAAGATGAACTGGAAAAGATAAATGCCGATGATGAAAAAAATGGTGAGCCATCTTATTATGGAACGCCTTTAGAATATGCAAGCGGCGAAAGCGAAGATGAAACGGATGAAAATAAACATTATTATATTTGTCCGCGCTACTGGAACGTTATTGAAAAACGATCAGTTTCGCAAAAAGAAATAGATGATAATAATTTACAAACAAATATTGTAACCAAAGAAGAATCTTATGACCCAGATAATAAAACTAAATTTATTTTGGATTTAACAACTCCGAGAGAACATTTTAAAACGGGTTCATATAATCCTTATTTGCCAGGATTTTTGAAAACGGTAAAAACAAAATCAGGACAATGTTTGCCGTGCTGTTTTACAGGGATGAAAGGACTTGGAAACAGTGACGGTAAAGATTTTAGAAATTATCAGCTTTTTAAAAAAGAGCAAGAAGTAATTAAAAAATGTAAACAAAAAGGCGCACCTTCTGAGGAGGAAACAAAAACAAGCGAAGCAGTACAAGTGGCGCAACAAGTCAAGGAAAAAGAAAATCCAAAAAAGAAAAAATCAAAATCAAATTTATATGTGTCAAAAGCGGATGCTGGATTCCCTCTTCAACAAAATAATCTCGCTTTTTTGCCTCATTCTCTCCAACTATTTTTATTTGAAAATGAAAATTATAGCAAGGAATGCAAATCATCAAAAGGCGACATACTTATAGATGATAAATTATGCGTTTTAAGAATGGGAACTGTTGAGGAAGAAAAGGATGCCGCAAATGTAAATAAAAATCAATATTTTATTTCATGCATTGCAAATGTCTATAATTCGTTATTTGACCAGGCACTTTCATCAAAAGAATTTAAACATGAAATTTTAATACCCAAATTAACTTTTGATAATTTCATCACGTATCAAAACGGAACACTTGTTGAAACATTTAAAAAATTTGAATATGTTGACAGAGAGAAGTTGCTTACGTATAAAGAAACCGAGTTATTCAAAAAAATATTTATGGATGCGGATGCTGATACTCTTGATGATGACGAAGACAATAAAGTTGTATTTTTCAAGTCATTAATAATGTCATATGAAAATTTTATTACTTATTTAAAAAATGACAGTGTTGTTATTGACTACACGTATTTATGGGACTATATTACCGACTCAGTTTTGTGGTCAGAATTTAAAAAAAATGAAGAAGAGGGGAAGCGCATTCCACCCATTCATTTAAACGGAATTAATTTAATTATTTTAGAATTGACAGATAATAAAGATGAAGTAAATATTGTGTGTCCCACAAATCATTATTCCAACTCCACATTTGACTCTAATAAAGTGAATATTATTATTGTAAAGTATGATGTATACTATGAACCGCTTTACACGTATGCAAACACATCAAAACGTAATATAATTAGCACCGTGATATTTTCATCCATTAATTCTTTGAAAGATAAAGACGTGGAAACAAAAGAAATTAAAACGGCACTTGGAAAAATAAAACATTTTTTTGAAACAGAATGCAAACCTCAGCAGGTTGTAAAATCGATTACTCAAAATAAATCATTTGATGAAATTGTTCAAATCTTAAAACAGTCAATGAAACAATTTCGCGACAAGGAGAGTGTACAACAAATTATTGACTATTCTGGAAAAGTGGTGGGTTTGCACATTACGTTACAGCTTACATTCGGCGATAAAATGCGCGAAGTGAATGGAAATATTTTATGTAATCCGTCCGCAATAAATCACAAGTATAAATTTGTTTTTATCAATAATGTTCCAACTTTATGGAAAAAATACGAGCACACAAAAGATTTTTCATCTTTCATATCTAAAAAATCAAAAGGTCAAATTCCTTGCGCACTAAAATGTAAAGTTGTGGATAACGGTCACGTTATTGGATTCATTACCGAAACGAATCAGTTTACTCCGCTTAGAAAACCGGTTCCATTAAACAGTGTAAAAGATGACGGATTAAAGGTCGTTGAACTTGGAAACAGCGTTCATGCAGACATGTCAATCCTTCCTCAATTGAAACGCACAGGATTTGTATTCAAACAAGACGCAGAAAGAACAGACGATGTTGAAAAAATACGACTGGAAACGAACTTTTACAACGCGTTTCGAAACATTGTTCGAATTCAGCTCAACAGTTTTGAGTTTATGGAGCTGCGCAATGCAATTGAATCGCTTATTTATAAGACAGCAAAAACAGCAAAATCATCAGCAAAAGGTAAAACGACACGTGATATAAAACAACAGCACGCGATATATGTAAAAAAACTTAATGAAATGAAAGCATTACTAGTGCGTTTGGCTAAAAACCATGTTCAGTTTAGCGAAATTAACCCGGCTGTCTTGAAAGACATTTACGAACAAAATACCGCGTTGAGCTGTATAACAGGTAAAAGTTCCAGCTCATCCACGTGCAAAAAACTTGCATATTGTTTTTCTGTCGAAAAAAAGGACTCGAATGTCTCGAACGTCTCGAACGTCTCGAACGAATGCGGGCTTTATATTCCAAAACGTAACCTAGTTGATAACGCGGACAATGAACACAAATACTACACTCGCCTGGCAGACGAATTATTGCGATACAGGCGCATTCGAGCATTCATGTTACACCCAAATAAGTATTTGACGTTTGATGATATTCATTACAACTTGAAAGATAATGAAATGTTACTGTTTGAACCTGATGTAAAAGAATATCTTGAAGAAAATAACCGCGCGGTTGCGATGAATGATTACATAAAATACAAGAGTTATTACACGACCGAAGGCGAAGAATTTATTGATGACGAGGATGGTGATGAAGATGAAGAAGATGGTGACGAAGAAGAAGGCATTGATGTCGACTGAACAAAAATAATAATCGAAAATAAGGTAATTAATTATATATATATTTAAAATTACAATTAGTTATATATATATATATATATATATATATATTTATATAAATTCGATGAGTAATGAGAAAAAAGTAGAAGAACCTCTTGCCGATGATATTGTTATTGGTTTGGGCCCTACAAGTGTTGAATTAGAAGAACGTGCTCATTTAGGAGGATATTATCCTTGTATAAATGGCGTAAACACAAGAGGAACAAGAAGAACAACAGACTTCTTTGATACATTCCCTAGACCAATAGGATTTCTTGCAATGCCGGATTGGGTAACAGAAAGCGAGTTGGAGATGTCCCTATTTGGTGATGACTATGACTATAATCATCATGATAATTCGCCGCTAGAGTACGTCCTCGGCGAGCTGCGCAAGCCACGAGAACAATTTACATGTGGGTTTTTAAGAAGGTTCCGTAATAATGAAGGTCGTGGTTTTACGGAACAAGAATTAAATAAATTAATAGAAGATAATAAAATTATTGAACATAGGATGCGGGGGATACGAAGGGGGGTGGGAATACAAATAAACTTTAAAAAAGGATTAAATCCGGTAGGTGTTAGAGAATTCTTTGAGAGACAAGTTTTCTCGAACCCACCTATTGTAAAATTTTCACCTGCTCTTTTAAAACCATATTTAATTAATAAAGAGTTTATCAGAGGTTTAGTTCTCAAGATATTTGGGCGAGTGGATGATGATGATCTCCCAATTGATTATGTATATACGAAATTTCCGGTTGCTTTATATAGTGGAATATTTCACGGTAATACATGCTGTGGTGAAGTATTTGATAATATGAAATCACGCGAAGAACTTGACGAATATTATAAAGGTCAAGTACATCAAGAAGAACATACGTTTGATACTAAAAAAGAAAAAATTGCATTTTTTTCGAAAATTTGTAAAATGTTAATAGATGGTATAGAAAAAGATGGCAAAAATGGTGATAAAAAAAAAGAATGTGAAAATCACGGAAATTATAGAAACACTCTTGTCGGACTGTTTGAAAACCGTGGCAATCGCGAATTATATTGTTCTTTTTTGTATAGATTTATGCGTAATCACGTAGTTATCCTTTTATTTTTTAAAATAATAGAAAAAAATGATGAGTTAAAAAAAACCATAAATACACAAAAGATTATGACAACAATGGATTTAACAGATATTAAGAGTAAAATGTTTGGTATACGAACAATGCCTGATGCTGATGGCAATCCGGTTTTTGAAGGACAAATTGCGAAGGGTAATAGGTCGGACAAACAGCGTGTCGAAAGATTTTTACCTACTATGGAACCTTCTATAGTCCGAAAGTATGAAGTCGAAAAAGAATCTTTGATTGCTTTAATGGAAAGATACTTCAGTATTATTTTGTTTATTATGGGTGAAGCTCAGCAAGCTCAGATATATTTTAATAATCATGAGGAAAACCCATTAAATATTGAATTATGTCGCGAAGGACTCGCACTTTATCTCGATTGTGATGGAAAAACTATGGCACATGTACTCGCCAAAGAATGCCCTCGTATATTAATGCGAATTATGAATTCAAATCCTGATAAAAAAAATCCCATCGCATATTTGATTGCTGATGATAAAGGAGAAACGCCAAAAAGTATCGCTATTAAAATTTTGGAACTGCAACTTAAAATGGATTTTGTACCTGTTCATAGAGAAAGCAACATGAGAGCACTGTCTTTTTTTGAATCTCTTCCAGATCCACAACCAGATGTAGAAATATATAAATCTGAATCGAAGGCTGCTGCTGAAAGGCTGGCTGCTTATCGAGCGAAGGCTGATGCTGAAGCGAAGGCTGCTGATGAAGCGGTGGCTGCTTATTATCGAGCGAAGGCTGATGCTCAAGTGAAGGCTGATGCTCAAGCGAAGGCTGATGCTCAAGCGAAGGCTGATGGTCAAGGTGGTCGAAGAAGTCGTAAGAGAAATAATCGCAACAAAAAGCGCGTTAAGACATTAAAAAATAAAAAAAAATATCGTTCGTCGCGCGTGCGTCGTTTTCGTTCTAAAAATAAAAAATAAAATAATA